ACTTTTAAGTTAGATTTATTAGAGTTCATTGGATTTCCATCTTTATGATGTACGTCTTTTCCATCCCCCTTCTTAACTTTCCCTGCTCGTTCCATTATACGCCGCACTTTATTTCGCATGGCACGACGTTTTTTTTGTTCAGTTTTACCCTGATAATTCTTATATTCTTTTTTATAGTTTCTTCCCACTAAACAGTATCCATACACCAACGCCAAGCGTCGTTATCTTCATACAAGAATGCCTGACATTTTTTATACTGTTCTCTCCATTGGTCGGGGTCATAAGAATCAGACCACTCTAACTTAGAGTCTTCTGGTATTGGTATGAATTTTGATTGCGTTGAACAGCCGATTAAAAATATACTAGCCACCAAGAGGATTCTTATTGTCATCTTTTATCTCCTCTATACGTTTATCTAAACTTATTAAGTCAGCCTTCACTGTAGCTATATCTGTTTTGATGTCTGTTACATCGGGAATTTCAATTTTATCTATTTCTTTTTCTAAAAATTGTACAGATGTTTCTATTGCTGCAAAACGTTCTTCAATAACTTGCACATTATCTTCTGCTTCGCTTATGCCGCCAATTTTAGCTTCTAAGTTTGTTATGCGGTTAACATAGGTAGCCCCTGTGTAACCAAACCCTGCAAGAGTTGAAACAATACCCACTAAAGCTATTACTTGTGTTGTTTTACTTTGTAACCAATCCATGGTGATTCTCCTATAAAGGTGGTTGTAAACTTATTATATCGTTCATTTTACTTATATTACTACCTGCAAGCCCATAAAATGCGTTTATGTTATCTGGCATGGTTTCAGTATAAATAGTCTTAGGTGTATACCATTGGTCCTGGTCGGCCATTACAACAGTTTGATACGTGTTAAAGCCTGGGACAAAACCCATGTACGCAATAATTGTGTCTTCCGAACCATACTCTCCTGTTTCTTCTTGTTGAGCTTCTACTTCTTCTTGTGCTGTCTGTAAATTTTGTGCGATTAAATTTTCCACTGTGGTATCTGTATCAGAAGATGTATCCATAGAGCTTATTGAAGTATCTATTTGATCTTGTACTGTGTTAGTAGATACATTAGCTACAACGACCGAAGTGCTTATATCAGTCGACCCTGTGGAATCATTTGTAGAAGACCCGGACACGGACATAGAACTCATGTCTAGAACCTGGTTTGTTTGTACTGTAGCAGAAGCAAACTGGTCTGACATACTAGGGGAACTGGTTGTACTTATGCCTGCATTTCCAGAAGAAGCTCCTGTGGAACTACCACTTACAGCGTTACCAGAAGCTGCGGTGTTACCTGTAGCATGAACACTATTACCTGCGTTTGTACCGCTAACACTTTGTGTTGCAGTTGCTATGGTAGAAGAAACAACACGCAAGGCTATATCCCTACTAATAGAACTTTTACCTGTAGCTTCTTCTCTTTCTGCAGTTTGGAACTCTTCTTCAAAAACTTCTTCAAACTTTTCTATGATCTCTTCTCTTTCAATCCTTTCTTCTTCTATTTCTGCTTCTGCAATACGTTCTTCAATTGCTTCAAAAACTTCTTCTACAACTTCTTCTTCGAAGATTTCTTCAATAAATTCTTCTTCCGGTTCATCCAAATCTGCAAGTTCTTCTTCAATTCGTTCTTCAAAACGTTCATTAGTTTCTTCTTCAAACCACTCCTCCAATTCTTCTACGCTGTTAAACTCAATAAATGTTTCGGGTTCACTGTAATCTTCTACTAAAAAAGTTTCTTGAAATATAAACTCATCTATTAATACTTCGTCTTGATGAAAAGGCTCATCATGATGAGAGTTAAAAGCGTCAACAAAAGGTAAAGGCTCTGGGTCATAGAAAACAACAAACTCTTCTACAAAAGGGTCTTCAAAATAATCGTTGGGGTTATCTCCAAACTCTTCAAAAGGTGGAAACATTTCTTCTTCAAAGATCTCTATAACTTCTATTGGGTCTTCAAATCCAAAGTTGTCGTCATGGTGACTATCGGTAAAAGCGCCAGTGGCAAATTGTTCTTGCTCATCTACAAACCCATAATCTACGTTAGTATCGTCAAAGAAAGCTACAGATTCTTCTTGTCTATAGCCTTGGCAAAACGGTGCGTACTGCGGATCATCTGCGCATTGCTGATCATCATAAGCTTCCCAGTAGTTAGGGCAAGACTCACTATAAAGATCAGTGATATTACATTGTTGGGTTAGATAAGCATCTGCGTATCCACTACAGCTAGAATCATTTAATGGGTCACTACAGTCAACACCATTTCCAGACCCAGAGCCATACAAAGAACCACCGTTCTCTAATGTCGTGTTAATTGTTGTGTTATTCCAGTTAGTATTTACACAGATAGAACTGTTGGTTGAGCCTGTATTGCATTCATCATGGTAATAATATTGATAGATTTCTTTGCTGCCACTGCCAACCTCACCTATGAGAACATCATGGTTAATAATATCTAACGCACCATAGCGTATGTCAAAAGAGTTATTGTTCCAAAGTATTATCTCAAAGCTGTTGTCTGATGCTCTGTTGTACTCTCTCATGTCGTACCAACCAAATATCATCTTGCTGTTATCACCCCAAGACTTCATGCGAGAATCGTTGTCTCTAATTAGGTCAGTCCAAAAAGGGTATATGGTATAGGTGTGTTGTCCGTTAATAGGGTCAGGAGTATAGTCATTGCAATAGCTACCACTATTACCAAAATGTAGGCATCCATTCGTTGCCATCCTCGCTTGTGTAAAAGTAGAGCCGTAAAAAGTAAAATTAAAAGAAAGGTCAATTGCAGGGCTAATACCATCATCTACTACCTCGTATGCTAACTCACCTTCAAAGTTGTTGGCGTTTGTTTGCAGGTGGTATAAATCCTGTCCTGATTCGTAAGTGTATTGTCCATATACACTAAATGATAGCAGACTAGCTACTGCGTAGCATAAAATTCGTTTCTGCATTGTTTGGTGGTCTTAGTCTTTCTTGTGTAAGTTTTTTTAACCAAACCCACAACATCTTTATTAATCTTGTCTCTGTTTGGATTAGCTTCGTGCGTGCACTGGGAAATAAATTCTTTTTCTGCATCTTCTTTGTCAGGCCTTTTTTGTGGGTTTTCCTCCCATGCTACAGTAGCTTCTTTACCAATCTTACCGTTGTACGGACACGGAGTACCGGCCATTGACATGGCTTTGAATACTCTTTCGTCCTGACACAACAAAGCAACTGATGCTACTTTCATGCCCATGTCATATAGATACTTAGATAATTTTAATCGTTCGCAGTTTTCATCTACTATAGTTTTACCACCCGACAAACCAAACACTTGCCCTTGGAAAGCACCCGATACCCCCGTGGTACATAAGTCCTGTGAATAAGACATTATGGACGGAGCAATTGCAGATGCAGGTGGGGCTTCGCTTTTTACATTTTGATTAATAGTTTGGGTACTATTTGACTCGTTAATATTTCTATTCGTGTTGTCAGATTTAGTGTTGTTGTTGTTTGTGTTGGTATTGTCTGTAGTAACGTTTGAATCTGAAGTTGATTGATTTACGTTAGTGTTAGTATTTGTATTATTCGACGTTGAAGTTGAATTGTTCGTATTGTTAACGTTTTGATTGACAGTCGAATTCACTGTTGAATTAGAAGTCGAAGTATTAACGTTATTGTTTGTGTTGGTATTGTTCGAAGTCGAAGTTGCTGTCGATGTGTTGATATTATTATTCGTGTTGGTATTAACATTAGTATTCGAATTCGTGTTCGTTGCTGTCGTTGTAGTCGTGTTCGTGTTGGTATTGTTGTTCGTGTTGGTGTTCGTGTTGGTGTTCGTGTTGGTATTAGTATTAGTATTTGTATTGGTAGTCGTTGTTGTATTGGTGGTATCTAAACTATTGTTTTCGCAATACTGAGAACCATTGACACAAGCTGTACCAGATTGCTGACTAGACTGAGCATTAGCATTTATAGATATACCCGCAACAAGTGTTATAAGAAACATAAATGCTGCCCATACTATGATGTTATCGTGTTTTCTTTGGTCGTCGTCCTTCATTTATCCTCGCCTTTAAATGACTTGCTGGAACCTGATGTTCCTGCGTACAAACCAAACCAAGCTGCACCCGCACCAACTACTATTGATATAAGACCACTTTGTTCAAACGTAGGTTCTGCTAAATCCATAAACCAAAAAGTTGTAAAATAAAGTAAATACATATATACACTTAAAAATGCTCTTGGAAAGATGCGCCAAGAATCAACTGCTTGTGCTAAAAAAATCCATTTTTGGTGTGGGTTTCTAGTTGTTTCATCTTCTAGGTCTCTAATTTTATCTTTAAGTTGGCCTATTTCTTCTACCATTGCCATGAACTTATTAAGGTCCATTTCAACTTCATTACGATCCATATCCCCCTGAAATCTTCCGTGTCCGTCATTCATTAGTAATCACCCCATATTTTTGTTTTAGTCCCGCCGTGGTACTCCACTGCATGACCTTCGTCTATTAATATTTGACAAATGTCTTTACCATCTTCTGTATAAGGTATGCCAAGTATTCTGCCGTATTTACCCTTGCCTAGGGATTTGATTTTTATGCTACCTACGCACAATTCTTTTAATCTTTCTTTGGCTTCAAGGCCTAGTTTTTTTTCTGCGAGGTCTCGTGTTCTGGATTCAGGAGTATCTATGCCTGCTAACCGCACTCTTTGCTTGTGTAGCTTGACATCAAACCCAAGGTCGAGCGAACAGTCAAAAGTGTCTCCATCGACAATTCGCTCTAAAGTTGCTTTGTAAACAAAAGCATCTGGCGCTTTTTTGGCCATCTACTTCTCCTTTGCTTTACCTACATTGATTGCGCACCAATCTATAAGTTTGTAGACTTTGCCAATCCAAATGTCATCTTTTGGTGTTGGTGTCAGGGCACAAATAAGCGATGCACCTGAGATAACCCAAGGAGCTAACTGAATTAATTTTAATGTTAAATCTAACATATATATTCTCCATTATGTTCCTCCTTGAACTAGTTTATTTACCTAAGTTTAACAGATTATTCTTCTTTTTGAATAACTGTTACTTTTCTATAATACACAACTACATCTTTTAGTTCTGTTATATATCTTTTAATTTCCTGCATGTTGTAGGCCATGGTCTCGTAATCTGGTACGGTCATAGCTAAAAAAACAAGTTCGCCCTCTTGGTCCTCGATAAGAGCAAACTGTTCCTCAAAGTTTTCTGGGGTAATCGTAAGCCATTTAACCTGCTTGAGATCTATTTCTCTAGGCATAACCGGCTGTACTATCTGCCTGTCGATAGGTTTAGCAGATACTTGTATTTCTCTAGTCGGAAGTAGACTGCAACTGCAGGCCATCATCAAGACCATCAATATCAGAGCTGATGTTCTCAATGTCTTCCATGATATGTTTTGTACCATTGTTTATCTTCCTTTGCATTTCAACTGGGTCACCTATAATCTTGTCACTCAGTTCGTAATTTTTAATAAATTCTGAATATCTATTCAATTCTCTCTGGGCTGCTTGGCTTTTTACAGTCATGTTTTGTAATTCTGTAGTTTGTAAAGCAAAATCATTTTGCAAAGAAGTTATTGTTTCTTCTTGTGTGGCAACCGCGCTTTCTAGTGCCGCATTGTTTGCAGTAAGTATTTGGTTTTGGCTATAGAAATAATAGCTTGCAAAACCTAACATTAATATAATTCCTATAGATATCTGTTGCATTACAGGTCCTCAATAATGTAATTCAAACCACCTGCACTTCTATATTCAATAGTCTTGTTATCAAGATCACGAAACTTCAGATGGTTTTCTTTTTGCACAAGTATTTTTTTGCTTATGTAGACTTTATCGTCTGAATCTCCGTACTCTTTGTTAAACGATACTCGAACTTGGTAATGCTGTACAAAAAGACTCGCGATCCATCGTAATATTTTTTTGCATGACTCCTTCATGTGTGGGGGTATTTACTTTCCTACTGCTTTTTGTGCCTTTTTATGTGCTGCAGTAAAAGTACTTCCTTTCATCATGAGGTTCTTCATGTACTTCATATGCTTTGCGCTATGGTGTTTAGAATGCCTACTCATAGTAGCCTCTTGTCTTTTAGTAAGAGACTTTTTACGTGTTGGCTTATTTCTGGTTGTTTTTCTTTTGTACGCCATGGTTTATTCTATCAATCTCCTGTTGTGGTAGCAACTATGGTGCTGGATTATCAGCGGTTCTTCCTTCTAATAACTGTGCTGCATAGTGGTTTAGCATTTTGTCTCGGTCTTGATATGCGAAAGCTGATTTAACCCACCCAATAATCTTTGCATCATTAAGATCTGCAAGGGGTGTAAAGTTTATGGTTTTACCTGTTAGCGGACAAGTTCCTGATGTTGTGTATTTACAGAATGTGAATCTCCAAGGAAAAGTAACAGTATTAGAAGAGGTATCTGTAGCTGTAACATTAAAATTAACTTCCGTTATGATGTCAGCAATATCTCCCTCTTTTTCTGTTTTATACGATACTAACTCATACGTATAAGTATAGTTACGCATTACCCAATCAGTCATTGTTATTCTCCATTAGGTACTATATTTATAAAATCTTGTTTCAGCTTGAATATAATCAAGGCCCGAATCCCCTTGTGCATAAATAAATAAATTCACTGTGTTGCTTCCGGTGTATACAAATGCTTGCGGAATATTTGCAGAGTCAGAGCTTGAAAAAAACCTATCTACCTCTCCTGGCAATTTGTCTGTTGTACCACTATTGTAAATTATGGCGGAAGTGCTTGCATCAAAATAAACTAGACTTACTGTTTTTACATGGTTGGTGCTACCTACTAGTCTTACATAGCCGTGGTAAAACCCTGCTCCTGACCCCACGCTGCCCACTAGCTTATATGCAAAAGTATTTGGGGACCAGGGCCCTATTGTTGTTAATGATACGCCCGAGGATGGCAAAGTTAAATTAGCTGTGTCTATATGAGCCGCAGCTATTGTACCTGTTGTTATGTTACCACCATGTATTACAGTACTAGTATTAGCGGATAAGTCAGTTGCTCTTATAATAGCAGTATCTATAACGTTAGCAGATATGGTGCCTGTAGTGATATTTGCACCATTAATAGTTGTAGCGCCCCCTGTGGATAAGTCTAGGGATTGTATAACCCCGCCACTAATACGATCCGCTGACATAGTACCTGCAGTAATTTTACCCGCGTTTAAGTCAGCTATTTTTGCGTCTTCAATAGTTGCATTAGCTATTTTTGCATTGGTTATAGATCCTTCTTGTATCCACCCATCTTTAATATAAACACCAGCTGGCACAGCTAGACCATTTACAGTTCCTGCAGTTGTACGCACTATAAAAGGCGTATATTTATTACCACTACCACCATCGGCGTTTGTAGTGCTAGCACTCGAAGATCTAATTGCAAACTGGTCTGCTTCAAAAATAATATTGGTGCTGGAAGTATTATTTTGTAGGGCGTTGCTAGTATCGGCCATAATGTACATACCAGCTATAGCCCCGTCCGCATTTACAGAGATACCATAACCAGCTTGGGAAGAAGTACCGTTTGTTACTGCGTTTTGTACTGTAGTAACGCTAGATGAAACACCGTTAACTGTGCTAGTAAGGCTAGAAATACTAGTAGCATTTGCCCCTTCTGCAGTAACTCGAACAGCCCGTTCCGCTGCTATAGCTGCTGATATGGTTGAATCCGAACGAGAATTAGAACTATTTAATGACGCTACTAAACTATCAATGTCCGCTTTAATAGTTCCATCTCTTGCTTTAACCCACGCGTTGTTACCCGAGTTTCTAACATAGAGCTGGTCGTCATCGGTATCTAACCAAATGTCATCTACGTTTAGAGAACTACCATCGGTCCTAGTGCTAGGCGCACTTGAAGCTCTTATGACTAAAGTACCAACGTCTATAAGATTAGTAAGCGTAGAATATCCAGGTAAATCAGCTAAGGTTTCAGTTAATTGAGTTAATACTTCAGCTATGTTTTGTACCGTTACAGCTTTTGTACCGTTTGTTTGATTAAATGGGCCTCTTACATCGCTAGTGCTTACAAACCGTACCCAATAAAAATAAGTTTGATTGTAACCAACAGGGTCGGTGGTGACAAAAGCGCTAGTGGTTGTAATAAGAGTAGCGGTGCCCACTTCATCATCTCTTGAACGCCACACTTCTGTGTATGCATGGTTAGTATATGGTGCTGTGTTCCAGTTAATTATGATTTCGGTGAAAGCCCCAGAAGCTTCTAGCCCCGTAGGCGCAGGTGGAATACTTAGATCCCCAATAGCATCGTCGTTAGGTATAAATTCTGGTGTGGTCCCGTTGGGATCAAAAGGCTTGTTAGTAAGTTTCTTAGCCATACCAGAGTCTATTAACTCTCGTAGTGTTATAGCTCTATCTAAGGGATCACCCAGCCTGCCTAGTCTAATTTCCTGAGCTTCTTTCATAGACTTAAGAGTATCAGCTAATTCTCTATCTACTTTAGTTGGTATATTTTTTAACGCGGGTACTTTAGTGGTCATTAGATGTTCCTTAATTCATCTATAGACTCTCCAACGCAAATTTCGTTGACAATAGTGGCACCTTCTACTTCTACGGCAAAGGTCTTATGCACACTTGCTGGCAGTCTTAATATGGGCTCAGGTATAGAAGTAGAACTAAAACTTGGGGTAGTTCCGGTAACAGCAAAAACACTACCAGAAGCTGCAATCGATGCGTTATAAATAACAGACCCATCACCATATACTTTGACTCTTACGGGATACGACTCTGCTTCTACTTTTACAAAACCCATGCTAATCGGTTTTGGCATAACATACTCTTTTGATTTCCAATTAAACGTTAGATTAGTACCACTGCCTTGAAACTTTTTAATCGTGTTAGTTATAATTAAATATAACTGGCTGTCGTCCGGATCTGTATGTCCGCCACGTATAAGCCCACCCGCATCAAGATCTACAAAACTTGTGCCGTCACCAACTCTTGGATCAAATATAAAACCGCCGTAGCCACTGCCTGTACTATAAAAACCTACGTACCTTTGTTCCCATAAAAAGCCAGTGATTGTTGCGGGGTAATAGTTAGCTTGCCATTGACTAGGTGTGATAATACCTTCTGTTAAGTTCCGTACAGTTGTACCCTCTGCTGCGATCAATCCGTCCGGACTTGCATATATAACGAAGGGCCCCATGTCGACTATTGATCTTTTGTTTAGGTTAGCTTGCGAACTTTCAATACGTATTGCTGTCATCGTGTCAGGCCCAGATCCTGTGACTAGGTATGGCACGCTTTTTGTTGTAACTAAAATACCGTTTGATACTACTTTCATGCCGACTATCTCTTCTTCTATAGCAAGCCTATAGTTTGCAGGCCAAGCGTGGGGTAGAAAAGGTTCACTAAAACATATACGTTTACCAGTAAAACCAGCAAACACTCCGCCTGGCAACGCACACAACCCTTTCATGGGCCCATCTGGATACAAAGAGGTATCATCGTCTGGCGGTGCAATCCATGTAGTAGAGGGTATAACCTCAGCTAACTCGCTGTTTTTAGAAGTATCCGTGTATGTTGTGGCTGACAGTGCAAGCTCTGCAACGAACTGAAACTGCGTAGTGTTTGAACCAGTGTTAGATCTGTATATACGTTTTTTAAGAAGATTAATGTTTGAGTTTGAATGACTAGTTTCTAAATTACTAAGATTGATTTTTTGATTATCATCGGTGGTTACAACAGTAGAAGCAGCAGAAGGTGGCCCTTCTTCACCATAAGCAGACACAAAGGTATAAACATAAGATGTTTCGAAATCTAAATCAGCATCGGATGGGCCATTAAAAGATGCTCCGTTGCTAACTGAACTAGATGTGCTTGAACTTGTAGCAGACCCGCTGGTTGCAACTGTCAGTGTTGTAGTGCTAGGAACAGAAACAATTTTGAAATCACCATTAATTTCGTCAGCTGTTAGCCCATTTGTAGTACCAAAACCAACAAGCGTCATAATATCACCAACTGCTGCCCCGTGAACACTTGCAGTAGTCACCGTTATAACACCAGATCCACTAGTGGTTGTTATGGTTGCATCTATTGGTGTTGGTGCTGCGATCGCTACTGTAGGAGCAGCTGTCGGTGCTGGTATGCCTAGTCTATAAAAAGCATCGGGGTAGGGCGCACTGCCTAGGATAATATCACTTCTGCCCATTCTAGGAAAAGACTGCCCCGACCAGTATATCGTGTCGTTCGTATCTCCAGCTATGGGCCCTCGCACGACATCTACATCTTCATCAAACTGCAGCCAACGTTCTGGGCTGTCAGTGTATTTAAATATAGTTTGCTTAGTAGTATTGGCAAGCGTAGAAACCCCATTAGAGGGATCTACTGTGGAATTGTCTTTTACAGGTACAAGACGCCCACTTTCTAAATTTACGTCGGTTGCGGTCTGCGCAAGATTATCTGCTAGAAGCCTAGGAGATACTCTAGGTGCTTTGCCTCCAAAGGTAATAAGTTTAAAATATGCCATTCTTTCATTATACAGTATTACGAACTAACGCTTGTAGTTCTAGACTCCTTCTTCCTACTTGTTTAAACCACCTGCTGTCTTCCATTTCAGCAGCCATTCGTTCCCATTCGTGCTTTCTACAGGCATCTAACATATTTCTAAAGTTAGAAAGTCTAGTGCCTCCTAGATTAAAACACATATTTACCAACACGTGTTGTATATCTTCGGGCAAACTGTAAAACTCTTCTTCTAAACCGTACACGTGTATTGCTTCGTCAAGATGTTTTTTAAAATCGTCTTCGTAGTATAGATCTACTACCTCTTGAGTTACTGGTGTGCCCACTTCCCAATCATATTCTGGGTCGCCTGGTTGACACAAATGGCCTACGCCTAATGTTTTATAGCCTAAGCTATCTTCATAGACCTCTAGAACTTCACCTTCGTGACGTTTTATTTCAGCTTTGCATTTTTCGATATTCATAATTACTCCTTTTCTTCTTCTACTTTAACAGTAGGTTTTATCTTATCTTCTTTTAAAATAGTTCTAAGATCCTCAGTTAATGCAGATATACCTGCTTGCGCTAACCTAACTTCTATAGCAAGGTCATTAAGTTTTTGTTGGCCTTTGAACAGGGTGTTAAAAGACTCAATTACTCTGGGGGTTAAATTCTCAATGCTGTAAGTGTCACCATCAAAAGTCACTTCTTGTATTGGATTGTTTTCCATTTAAATACTCCTTATTTAATTAACAATATACTTAGTATATAACTAAGAAAAGACCCTATCAATACCGCTTGCCGCTATGATTAAAAGATACAAACCTATTATGTATTTAGTAAATTTTGCATCCATAGCATCAAACTTAGCATCACCTTTATCCAAACGCTTTTCTATGTTTTCATAACGCATAGCGCATTCTTTTTCGTGTGCTGATATTTTTGCCATTGATTCTTTTGCTGTAGCCATATTAATACCTTATTAAAATTGTTCCATTACCGCCGTCGCCTGATTTGTTAGTATAATTGGCATAACCAACATTTGATTGTCCACCACCACCTCCGCCGGTTGTGTCAGTAGCATTAAGACCAGTCTGCACTGATACGTCGGTAGCATGATATACACCACCATCACCGCCACCGCCTATACCACCAGATGCGCGTGATCCTGGGTTTTGGTTACTACCGCCGCCTCCACCGCCACCGAAGTAGCCACTTTCTCCATAAGCAGTAAAGTTTGAAAATAATTGCCCTGCACCACCTGCACCACCACCTGATGTTTGTCCAGAAGTATTACTATATCCTGGTAAGCCCGCACCTCCGGCTCCACCTCCACCACCACCGTTATAGTTTCCACCGCCAGTGCCATTTATATGAGCTCCCCCTGCGTTACCATACGAAGTCCAACCTGAAAATGTTCCTTGATTTGAAGCTCCACCACTCAGATTATTCCAAGACCCACCACCACCTGAGCCACCAGCTGAAGCTGGAAAGTAAGAGGTACTAAATCCTGAAAGATGAGGAGCATTACCACCATAACCACCAGCTCCACCGCCACCTTTAGCAGTGATTGTGCCACCAGAGAGTGCAAATGTAGTATCTCCTCCATTGTTATAACCACCATCATATGCTAAAGGAGAGATACCAACACCGTCTCCACCTGCGCCTACTGCATAAGCAACGCCTGAAGATTTATCGGTTGATGTAAAAGTATAAGATGATCTATGAACTATTCCACCCGCACCGCCACCACCAGTAGCAATATTAGGTGATCTTGAACCAGAGGCTCCACCCGCTACAATTAGTATTTCTGCACTATCTATTCCTGAAGGAACTGACCAAGTACCAGAACCAGAAAGCTGAGCATATAGATAAGGTCGTACTGTTAGTGTGTATGTTCTCTCTGCAGTATTTACACCATCTGTTGCTTCAACTGTAAATGTGGTTGTAACTGATGATCCTGTGGTTGGTGTAGTACCACTAAATACTCCACTTGTGCTCATACTTACTCCACTTGGAAGAGATGAGCCAGATTTAAGAGTGATTGATACCGATTGTCCATCACCATCTGTTGCTGTTATTTGTGTAAATGCTGATGCAGCTGTTCCTTCAATTACTGTACCTAAAGAACCTGAAGCAACTCCAAAAGCAGGAGTTGAACCAGCATCTAATGCATTTACTAATGTTCCACTGAAATTTCCGGGATTAATAACCTTGATGTCATATGGTTCGTTTGCAACTGTAAGTGCTGAGCTTGGAGTTGTAGCAGTAATTGTAGTTGTACTATTCACAGTAACAGAAGGAGAGTTATATACTGTTCCATCATCACCTATAAATTGAACAGTTGCTCCTGTTTTAAAATTAGAACCAGTAATAGTTATGTTGGCATTTGCATCTGTTTCAGTAGTTGGACTAATTGATGTTACTCCCGGAGCGTTTCCAAGAGTTTGCCAAGCGTCTCCATCATAATATTCCATAACATCTGTAGTAGTATTAAATCTAAACACTCCATCAGCTGGAGAACTTGGTCTTTCAGCCGTGGTTCCTGCGGGTAGGGTTATGCCTTCTGTACCAGAAAAGGCAATGTTATCAGAGATTAGTTCACTTGGTATTTTTGTGTTTGCCATTAGCTGTTATCCGTTAAATAGTGTTTGCCAGTTGCTATTGCCGTTGTATAACTAGATTTATCAACAGACGAGCCTACTACGTCAGGTTCTGTGTAAGCCAAGATAAGTTCAAGATGGTCTACATTGTTTTGAACTGTTTGATTTTTTTCTTCTTGGGTGAGTCCAATAATAGAATATGTACCATTATTAATCTCATTAATAATGTTAACGCTATAAGTTGCTGCTGTTAGTACTTC